AACAGGACGCTGATCGCCATCATCCAGTCAGGAAAAGTGATGGAGGGTGTCAGCGTAGAAAAGCTTTCCAAGCTGACAGGAATCCCGAAAAGCACACTGTACCAAAGATTTAGTGTGCCGGAAGACATCAGACTGGGTGAGCTGAGAGAGATTCTGAAAGTTCTTAAGATCCCGGAAGAGGAAAAAGAACGAATAGGGAGGGAAGTCATATGACCTGCAAAGACTGCAGAAAAATCAGATACTGCATGGAACAGAGAGGTATCTGCACATCATTTAAAGGAGGTGAGAAACGTGGAGCAGTTAAAGGTAATTCAGATCAGGAAGAGAAAGCCGGAGAAGAAGGAAGAGGAAGTAATTGAGGTGAATGACCGGGTTACAGAGCGGATTTTTTGGTTCGTAGTCGGGTTCTCGGTTGCATTAATGGTCTGCTGTGTGGCTTTCGGGCAGACGCTTATATAAGGAGAGGAGAAGTAGGATGAAAAAATATGAATTAACGGATGACACTATCACAGTGGAGGGCAGGACGCTCCATCGGATCAAGGCCTTGAAAAGCTTTTCAAACGTGGAAGAGGGAGAACTTGGTGGATACGTGGAAAAAGAAGATAATCTCGACCAAAGAGGAGATGCATGGGTATACGGAGATGCAAGGGTATACGGAAATGCACAGGTAAGCGGAGATGCAAGGGTGTACAGAAATGCACAGGTAAGCGGAGATGCATGGGTATACGGAGATGCACGGGTAAGCGGAGATGCACAGGTAAGCGGAGATGCATGGGTATACGGAGATGCAAGGGTAAGCGGAAATGCACGGGTAAGCGGAGAGAATGATTACACTACGGCAAAAGGATTTGGTCGAGAGTATAGGCCTACTACTTTTTTTAGACTGAAGGACGGGGGGATTGGGGTTCAATGCGGATGCTTTTATGGAACGCTTGACGAGTTCCGGGCAAAAGTTAAGGAAACTCACAAAGAAAGCAAGATGGGGAAGGAGTACCTTATGCTCGCCGACCTGATGGAGTACAAGTTTAAAGATGCATAAGAAAAAGTGCCGTAACGAGGCAGCAACCTCTCAGGCACTTAGAAAATTAACCAACTACATTATAAAGAAGAAAGGAAGGAAATGCAATGGCAGAAAAGGAAAAAGTCTGCATTGATGCAGAAGAATACGCCCGTCTGTGCCGACAGGATGGGAAAATGGATTCACTGATCGCTTTTATGAGGCAGGAAGATAAAAATTGCACATCAACGTATTCAGACAGGGAAGTTATAAAAGTAATCATCGGGATGTACGACGAATAAGGAAAGGATGGAGAAAGAAATGGCAACATTGTATAAATTAACAGAGGAATATTTGGAACTTTTAGATCTGCTTGAGGATGATTCTGTGGATCAGGAAGTTGTAAACGACACCTTGGAGGGTGTCGGTGGTGAAATTGAAGTAAAAGCAGATAATTGTGCAAAGCTTATTCAGGAGCTGAACGGATCAGCCAACACCCTCGATGCAGAAATTGACCGCCTGAAGAAGAGGAGGGATGCACTTGTAAGTAATGCACAGAACCTTAAAAAGTACATCGAGTCTGCAATGATTGCAACCGGAAAGAAGAAATTCAAGACAGACCTGTTCGGATTTAACATTCAGAAAAACCCACCAAGTGTAGTGATTGACCGGGAGGAAGATATTCCGGAGGAGTACTGGATCGCACAGCAGCCGAAGCTGGACAAGACAGCACTCAAGAAATGGCTCAAGGATAACAAGGCAGATTTTGCCCACCTGGAACAGGGCGAGAGCTTAAGGATTCGATAGGAGGATAAGCAATGAAAGACGATGGAAAGATACATATTTCGGGTAAAAAGATTGCACCAAATGAGCAGGGCGTAGTCCGGCTCTCGCAGGAAGCAACGGAGATACTGGCAGATATTGCGAACGAGAGTGACTGGTCGTTTAAGCGGATTGTAAGCGAGATTATCGTCCAGTCTATTCGCAGGGATCTGATTACATTTGATAGATAAGGAGAAGAAAAATATGTCAAAAGTTATTTGTATTGCAGGAGAATCTGGATCTGGAAAAACAACATCCATGAGAAATCTGGATCCAAAGGCTACATATTATATCGACGCTGACGGAAAAGGACTTTCATGGAAAGGATGGCGAAAGCAGTACAGCCAGGAAAATAAGAATTATTTTGCGTGCGATGATGCAGCCATCGTTCGCCAGTACATCAAGCGTATTGCGGAAGCCTGCCTGAGTGTAAAGGTGATTGTGGTTGATACGATCAACGGGCTTATGGTTGCGGATGAGATGCGTCGGAGCAAAGAAAAAGGATATGACAAGTGGGTAGATCTTGCAGCGTGTGTGTGGGATCTCGTGTGCGAGTGCTATACATACAGGGATGATCTGACGATCATCTTCACAGCCCACACTCAGACGGATCATGATGAGAATGGATATATGTTCACGCGGATCAAGACATCCGGGAAAAAGCTGGACAAAATCGTGCTGGAGAGTAAATTTACCACGGTGCTTCTGAGCAAATGCGTAGATGGCCACTATAAATTTGAGACTCAGGCAAACAACAGCACGGCCAAGTCACCGATGGGGGCATTTGATCAGATGGAAATTGATAACGATATCGTAGAAGTACTTAAAGCATTGGAGGATTTTTAATATGCAGAAACCTAAGAACTATGAAAATACACAGGCTCAGGGGGAATTTACCCCTGTAGAGTTTGGAGGACACAGGCTGATTATTAAGAGTGTAGAGGAGCGAATGTCGAGGACAAACAAGCCGATGCTCGTTGTATTTTTTGACTTCGCCCAGGGAGACAAGCAGGCAGGATATTTCACGGAAGCTTTCAAGAATGATATCCGACCGGAGAAGAAATGGCCGAACCAGGCTACACAGTACATCCTGACAGAAGATGATAACGGGAATTGCAGTAGATCATTCAAGACATTCGTGACCTGTATCGAGCATTCCAATAAGGGATTCAGCTGCTGGAAACCGGATGATACGTTTAATTTTACAGGAATCAAGAACAAGCTAGTTGGAGGAGTGTACGGTCCTCAGATGGACTACTACAATGGCAGAGAATTGGAGAAACGTGTCCTGAGATGGTTCACGTCGATTGACAAGGTGGCAGATGCAGCGATCCCGGATACTGCGGAAACACAGGCATATAAAAATCATATCAACAACTATCCGGTCAATGCAGTTCCGGCAGGCGATGGATTCATGAACGTGCCGGATGGGCTGGATGAGATGCTGCCATTCAATTAGGAGCGTGATTGTAATGGATATACAGATAGACAGCAGGGAAAAGGCGAGGGCGATCAGGAAGATCATCAAGACATTTGACGAGAATGGCATCAGGCATTTTTCCAGCAAGCTGCTGGTCGGGGATTACATGAGTCTGGATAATCCCCGGCTCATCATTGACAGAAAGCAGAATTTGCAAGAGTTGTGCGGAAATGTCTGCCAGCAGCACGAGAGGTTTAAAAAGGAACTGATCCGGGCGATTGACGCAGGAATCCGGCTCGTGATCCTTGTGGAACATGGTTCGGATATCCAGTCGCTGGAAGATGTGTGGTTTTGGAAAAACCCGAGAAAGCATGAAGTTAGATGGAGAATGGTGAATGGAAAAAAGGAGCGGTACGTGGTGTCAGCCAAAGCTGTGGACGGAGAGCAGTTATATAAATCGCTCTGTACCATCCGGGATCGTTACAACGTCCGGTTTGAATTTTGCACAAAAAAGGATACCGGGAAAAGAATCATAGAGATATTGAGTGATGACTTATGACGAGTGGTGAAATCAAGGAAATATATAGCATGCGAGATATATTGATCCGTTACGGATTGCAGCCAAACAGGAAAGGGTTCATCCACTGTCCATTTCATCAGGGCGACCGGGACGCATCCATGAAGATTTATGATCGGGATTTCCACTGCTTCGCCTGCGGAGCCCACGGAGATATCTTCTCGTTTGTCATGCAGATGGAGTGCTGCAGCTTTAAAGACGCATTCTATCTGCTTGGCGGTGAATATGAGAAGCCTACATTTCAGTCAAAGCTGGTCCGATACCGTTCGGATCAGCAAAAAAAAATGAGGGACAAACAGCAACGGAGGGAAAAGGATAGGAGATCGCTGAACAATCTCCTGATTGATGTTTACCGGGACTGGTGGAAAAGGTCAGAGCCTTTTTCTGATGTCTGGACAGATTGCTACAATAAACTGCAGTATCAGCTGTATCTGCATGACGAATATGAAAAGGAGGCGAGCAAGCCATTAGATGAAAAAATTAAGTGAATACGATAAAAAAAGTATCCTTGCAGAAGAGGTTTTTACGGAAATCTTTGAACAGGAAGACGAAATAAAAAAGGCACAGATGCTGCTTTCCTTTCAGGAACGTGCAAAGGAGCTGGGGGTAAAGCAGGGGTTTGACATGATGCTCAAAGCTTATAAGAAGGTCGAGCAGGAAATGAATAAAAAAAGGTTGAGCAGTAATGCCTTAACCAACTGGACAGATTTTACGGGAAAATACGATGCTGTAAAATGTGGATCATGGATCGCAGGAGACGACGGGATCAGGACATTTAACAAGGATTATGACAACGAGGTTATTGTCTGCTATCACCCAATCCTGCCGATCGGACGCTTAAAAAATCTCGAGACGGGAGAAGAGCAGATCAGGCTGGCATACAAGCGGAATCACCGTTGGACAGAGATTACAGTACCGAAAGACATCGTATCCTCTGCCAGTAAGATCGTGAGTCTGTCAAAGCTTGGGGTGTCAGTGACTTCCGAAAATGCGAAGCTGCTGGTTAAATACCTGTCGGACGTAGAAAATCTGAATGACAACGATATTCCATTGCAGAAATCCACATCAAAACTGGGCTGGATCGGGGGTGATTTCATCCCATATGATACGGATATCCTTTTTGACGGTGATCTGCAGTTCAGGCAATTATATGAAAGTATTCGTCAGCAGGGAAGCTATATGGAATGGCTGAATCATGTCTGTGATTTGAGGAAACGAGACCGGATGGAAATCAAATTTTTTCTCGCAGCATCCTTTGCCAGTGTCCTGGTCGGATTACTGGGAGCACTTCCATTCATTGTGGATCTTTGGGGAGAAACAGAAGGTGGAAAGACGGTTGCCATGATGCTGGCAGCGTCTGTTTGGGCGAGCCCGGCAGACAGTATGTATATCGGTGATTTTAAAACAACGGACGTGCAGCTGGAGGTGAGGTCTGATCTGCTCAACAATCTCCCGTTGATGCTGGATGATTCAAGCAAGGTCAATGCCAGGATTAAAGATAACTTCGAGGGCGTTGTGTATGATCTCTGTTCAGGGAAGGGGAAGAGCCGATCGAACAGAGAACTCGGAATTCGAAAGGAGAACCGGTGGAAGAATGCGATTCTGACTAATGGAGAGCGTCCCTTAAACTCCTATGTCACCCAGGGAGGAGCAATCAATCGTATCATTGAAGTAGAATGCGGAGAAAAGGTTTTTGCGGATCCACAGTATACCGCCAATTTCTTAAAAAAGAATTACGGTTTTGCCGGGAAGGAATTTGTAAAAGCAATAAAAGAGATCGGTGTGGATCAGATCAGAGAAATGCAGGCAGAGATCCAAAAGGAAATTTACAAGGATGATGCCATGCAGAAGCAGAGCATAGCCCTGTCTGTGATCCTGACAGCTGATCGGATCGCTACGGATCAGATCTTTTGTGATGGCGAGTATATTGACGTGGAAAGTGCAAAAAAGGTTCTTGCGAGCCAGTCAGAAGTGTCAGAGAATGAACGGTGCTACCGGTATCTGATTGACAAGATCAGCATGAACGGCCAGCGGTTTGATGTGGATGTAAACGTAGAGCAGTGGGGAATTATTGATCAGGGATATGCGATCATGTACGTTCCTGCAGTAAAGGGTCTTTGCGAAAGTGGCAGCTATTCTTATAAAGCTTTCATGCATTGGGCAGACAAAAACGGACTGCTTCAGACGGACGGGAAGAATCAGACCAAAAATAAAAAAATCGGTAAAAAAGCGGTGCGGTGCGTGTGGCTGAAACTGGACAGTTCGATGGATTCTGATGGATTCAGTCCAGCGGATCAGGAAGAATTGCCGTTTAAATAGGCGGGGCGGTTACAAAGTTACAAAGGTTACACACGGAATTTAATATATATATGGTGTTGTGTGTATATACACAGACCGCTCCCTATATAGGAAAAAGCGTTGTAACCGTGTAACCGATATTTAAAAATGCCATTTAAGCCAGTAAATACAAGGGGGTTAGCGTTACAAGCCAGTTTGTAACCGACCGTAACGAACAGGAGGAAAGTGTAACTATGAGTGAGATTAGGCATGAATACGTGGCAGACATACAGAACGCCATATGGAAAGCATACAAGGAAACACAGGAAACAAAGAGTGCAAGAGGATTCAATGACACTGTAAAGGCACTGGAAAGTAAATACAGTAAAATCAGCATGACGATGTATAACTTTATCAGCTGGCTGACGTTTTCGTGGTCACCGATCATCAATGCAATCGTGGAGGATGGATACAGTGAAGAAGAAAAGGATTGAGAAAAAAGAGCAGGCAAAGGAAGAGGATGTGCTGATCTGTGCAAGATGTGGCGAACAGATCATTGGGGATTACGACTACGTGAAAACCAGAAGAAGAACAGAAGTGTATTTCCATAAAGGTCTGACCTGTAAAGCGAAAGAGGTGTAGCATATGTGAATACCGGAAGAAATTTTATCGGTTTTGAACTAGATTCTCATTTTTACGAGATAGCGAAAAAAAGAATTACAGCAGCTAGACAAAAACAGAAAGGAGCAGGAGATTTGTGCGCACAGAAAAGATATCTTTGCTCCGAGTGAGAAAATGACGGCAGAAGAATTTATAAAGACCGTGCAGAAATGCGGATACGGTACAAAAAAAGGTGCTGAAAAGTATGTAGAGCTGAATCCGAAAGAGGACTACAGCATGAATGACCTGATTGTCTTGCATGAGGGCAACATGCACTGGCAAGGAGTCAGCGGAGATAAAGGACTTGGATACGCTTATGGAGTGAATGGAAAGACCACAGCGTACAGCAATGGGATTTGCGGAAACTCCGGGACAAGACAAGATTGGGGGATATGATGAAGTTTAAGCAGAACATTGATTGCAAACAAGACATATACGGCAGAATACCTTACGCATACATCACTGGAGCAGATCAGAGATGAACTTGGGATTCAGATAGTGATAAGGAGGAATGATTGATGGACGTTAAAAAGACAAAAGTAGAAAGCCTTGACATAATCGTGACCATGATGGAGGACAAGCCGTACTACGGGATAAAATACAAAGAAATTGGCAGTGATCATTTTTGTATCGGGTACAGTTCATATCGCTTAGATTATGTGTTGGAATGGAAAAAGCAGTATTTTGAGTTGATTGAAAGTGAAGCAGGAGCGGATTCGGGATGGATCCCATGCAGCGAGAGGCTGCCGGAAATAAGAGAAGATGTCCTTGCTACAGTAAAATACAGTGGGTTCATGGGAATGTACGGAACATGGATAAAAACAGGACATTTAGAAAACGACAATGATTGGTTTGGTGATTGCATTGGTGGAAAAGTTATTGCCTGGATGCCATTGCCGGAACCGTATAAGGAGGACAATTGATGGAAGAATTAAAACCATGCCCTAGATGTGGAGCGAAAGCATATCTTTCAAGAGATGTGGCAGACGGATTTTATTTCGGATGGTCGGCTGGCTGTCCGAGATACTGCCACTACGATGGAATACACGGAACAACAATAGACACAGCCGAGGAAGATTGCTATGCGGTACATGGAGCGAATTCCAAAGAAGAAGCTGTTGAGAAATGGAATAACCGTGTTGAGCATCTGAAAGAACGCGATCAGCAGATAGGTTATGAGAAAATCTTCGAAGAAATGCAAATGAATTCATTGAGATAAAAGCGAAGAGCTTCGAAGATGAAGGAGGAAAAGATGCTGAAACCAAAAGTAAAAGCCAGTGAGTTTGAGAAGTTCGGATTCAAACGGTGTAGAGGACTTCCGAAGCAGGCAGAATGCTATTATCTCTGCGTGGCAAGAGGATGTAAGATGTTATTTGTGAGCGACATACATTTTGCCATGATGGATTGGGATAAGAGTGATCCACGGATACATAAGGATGCAAACTGTCGGTACAGGGATAAAAGAACGGCATTGGATGTGATATATGAATTAATCAAGGCAGATATGTTGAAAAGCGAATGGGAGTGAGAAGATGAGACTAATTGATGCAGATATGCTGAAAGAAGCAATAAAAGAGTATTTTAAGAGTTATATAACAGATAGCTCGTGCATGATTGATGGAGTTGATTGCAATGCGGACATTTGCAGAATCGTAGAAGAACAGCCGACAGTAGCTGGTGAGAATGGATTCAGAGCAGATGCGGTTGAAATCACAGAAGAAATGGTAAGAGACTTCCAAGATTGCACAAAGAAAGCAGAAATGCCCGGTGGCGGAAAAGATTGTGACACGTGTTCTTGGAATCGCATTACATCCGGTGATGTGTGTGCTTGTGAACTGGAAGGAATTAAAGAGCGTGTAGCGAAACGAGGTGGAGCAGATGAAGAATAAATACACAAAGAAGCAGTTGGAAGAACAGCAGAATATAAACAGGCGAATCAACCATGATGATATTATAAACATCGGGCTTGACCAAGCTATCATGATTGTGAAAGGCGGTGCAGAATGAGATTAATTGATGCGGACGCACTGATAGAATTTATTGATCCGGGACATTTACGACATCCTGACGAACTTGCCTTCTCCGAACTGGATGTTGTTAATATGCTGAATCACGCACCAACAGCTTATGATGTGGACAAGGTTGTTGATATGTTGGAAGATTTCAAAGACATGGAACTGATTGACGGAACACCAGCACATGGCATTAATGAATACAAAAGAATATGTAAATGTATTGAGATTGTGAAATCCGGTGCGAAGCAATGCGGAGTATATACGAAGTTACGAAGTGCGAGAAAGGGTAATTGTATTTGAGGGAGATTAATAGAGATGAAGGAGTGATTTTTCTTGAAACGAAGCACAGACAGACGCTGGAGTCCAGCAGAGATCCGGCAGAATCAGAAAGAACACTATGCCGGGATGGCAGAGCATCCACCGGATCAGAAAGCCAGTGCGGACTTCCACCGTCCGGCATATCCGAATTATACAGTGGAGGATGCACTGAAAAAGTGGGGAGTAGATACGAGGAAGGGAGTGGATGCCGGTGGAGTGGAACATTGATGGCTATGTCCGGCTTGCCCATGCGATCGTGGAAAAAGCCGGGAAAGATTACCGGACGGTCCTGAAAAAGCTGAAGAGGCATCCTGAAGACAGTCAGGCACAGTATGAGAAGAAACGTATTGAAAAGTTCTTCCGTGAAGATGCCGGAGCATATATGGACGTTGACGGTGATTATATCATAAACAGGATACGGAAGGAAGTGGACAAGGATGAAAGACTTACTAAGGCGATACAAAAAGCGAAAGAAAGAGCTGCTGACTCTTGAGCAGTCACTGGAACGATTATACTCTCGTCTCGAGGATGTTCCTACCGTATCGGGAAAAGTAGAGAAGTCCGGGGATGACTTTCCATACATCCGGGAACATATCAGCGTGGAAGTGCTGGAGCCAGCAGAAGCGACACGGATCAAGCTGCGGATCAGCGAGAAAGAACGGCAGAGGACAGCCGTACAGGCAGAGATTGATACTGTAGAATCTTACATAGCCGGACTGCCGGAAGGATTGGAAAGGACAATACTGGAATCCATATACCTGGATGATATGACGCAAGAAGAGGTGGCGAGGATGACGGGATATACAAAAGGGCGGATTTCACAAATAATTTCGCAGACTGTAAAAGATTAAACAAATTAAACTTTTGAATATGCTATAGTTATAATGCAAGAAGTGAAAAGCTTCTTGGGATACTTTCGACGAATCCCCCCCGTACAAAGGCACTCTGAAAAGGGTGTCTTTTTGTATGCAGGGAGATATGAGGTGGTGAAATGATTGCGAGATCCGAAAAGATATGAAAATTTAGAACGTATGGTATTTGATGGTGTGGGCGAGTATGGGATGCCTACACTTGAGCCAGTAGATTTTGATGGAGATACAGAGTTTATTCCATTCAATTTTGCAGCAACAAGTAAGGATAGAGAAAAGAAAAGCATTCATTTCTTTATTGACGACTATCAATTTATAAGATTATGGAATGATCCGGATAGATATATACCGATGCTTCAGCAGTTTCAGTACGTATTTACTCCGGATTTTAGTCTTTATACAGATTTTCCGAAAGCTGTTCAGATCTTTAATCATTACCGAAAGCATTGGATTGGTGCTTATATGCAGATGTACGGGGTAAAAGTGATCCCAACGATCGCATGGAGTACAGAGGATTCATATTCCTGGTGCTTTGATGGAGAACCCACAGGAGGCACGGTGGCAGTATCCAGTGTGGGGTGCATGCAAAATAAAAAGAGCCGGGAACTATTTCTTGCCGGATACAAAGAAATGGTTAAGAAGTTGCATCCGACTAAGATTATATTTTACGGGCAGATTCCGGAAGAGTGTACGGGGAACATTGTACGAATAAAGGCATTTCAGGAAAAATTTAAGGAGGCATCGTGTGATGGGTGGTAGAGGGAGTAAATCTGGAGGCGGCGGAGGCGGAAGTGGTGTTGATGTAACGCACAACGGAGAGACTACAAGGTATTATTTTTCCGAGAAAAACGGAATGAATTATTATCAACGGGGAGTGGGAGGAACGCCACAACCTACTCCGCTGAATATGACAGTAAGGGATTTTACAAAAAGAGTCCAGGCAAATGGGGCAACTGTAAAGCCGGTAACTGCAGCGTCGAAAGCAGCAGAACAGAAGGCATATGAGGCAGACAGGAAAGCGACGAACGATTTTCTTAACCAGGCAGACGCATCGATGGGCGGCAACCGTGGAGATCAGAGGAGAGCTACGAAAGGTCGCCGTGGAGGACGTAGAGGTATTTAATAGCATGGAGGTGGTCAAATGGCTACAAAAAAGGCAGTCGGAAGACCGCCAAAGTATAAGAGTAAAGAAGAAATCGAAGAAAAAATAGATGCTTATTTTAAACAGTGCGAGGGTGAAGTCCTGAAAGACAACAATGGAAATACGGTTTTTAATAAATTTGGAAATCCAGTTATTATTAATCAGCGCCCGCCAACAGTCACAGGACTGGCTTTAGCACTTGGATTTTCCACGAGGCTGTCATTATTGAACTATCAAGGGAAAAAGGAGTTTATGAACACGATAACACGTGCGAAGGCAAGGGTGGAAGCGTATGCAGAGGAACGGCTCTTTGACCGGGACGGGACGAGCGGGGCTCAGTTCAGCCTGAGAAACAACTTCAAGGGTTGGACGGAAAAGACGGATCTGGATGAAGAGGAGCAGCAGGCAAGAATTGAACAGATCCGTGCGAATACAGCAAGGATGAGCGGCGGCGATGGAGATGAAGATGGGGGAGTAGAGATTGTCAATGACGCACCGAAAGAAGCAAGTGAAGATATCGGAGATAATAATCCCGAAATACCTGCCGATATTTAATAATCGGCATATTAAGCACATTATACTGACTTCCGGAAGAGCCGGAACGAAGTCGAGCTACGCAGCGGTAAGATCGGATTATCAGCTTGTATCAGATGCGAATGGATCGGTTGTCGTCTTGAGAAAGCATCATAATAAGCTAAGAAAAACGGTCTACAAAGAAATGCTCAGGGGGATTAATCGGTTGGAAATTCCCAAAAGTAAATTCCTGATTACAAAATCCCCGATGGAAATAACATATAAAAAGCATGGTACAACCATGTATTTTGCCGGTTCAGATGGTATTGACGACACAAAAGGTATCATTGACGAGGATAAGCCGATCAAGTTGGTTGTGCTGGATGAGCTGACAGAGTTTTTTGACGATGGAGAGGGAGAAGATGAACTGACCAATATTGAAGCGACGTTCGTTCGTGGAAATAAAGGGGGATTTCAGATGATCTATCTCTATAATCCTCCAAAGAATCCGAATGCCCCCATCAATTTGTGGTGCAAGAAGATGGAAAAACGAGAGGACTGCATCCATATTCATACGGATTACCGGGACGTGCCGGTGGACTGGCTTGGTCCTGACCTGATTGCATCTGCCGCAGCTATGAAGGCATCTGATCCGAAAATGTATAGATGGGTTTGGCTGGGTGAAGCAATCGGTGTAGATGAATTGATCTACTATATGTACGGAAACCGGCACAGACAGAAAGCAGATTCACAGCGGATTTACGAAAGAGTCTATATCGGTGGAGACTATGGACAGCAGAATGCTACGACTTTCGAAGCGTTCGGACTAGATCTGTACCGCAAGAAATTCCCCGGACTTAGAGAATACTACCACAGTGGGCGTGATTCCGGGCGGCAGAAAAGTCCGTCAGAATATGCTCGGGACTTTGTGGATTTTACAAAAAACATTAGGGATAAATATGGGACATCAGTTTTTTATCTGTTCCTGGATCCATCAGCAAAAGGGCTTGCGGAAGAGGTCAGGAGAGCAACGAGAAACCTAGAATATTCTGTGAAGTTGCGTGAGGCAGATAACAGTGTTGCTCTTGGCATTAGCAGGGTGCAAAAAGCACTTTCGTTCGAGGTGATGTCGATTGATCCCAGTCAGGAGAATGCAGACCGGGAATTTGGAACTTATGAATATGATAAAAAATCTATTGAAAGAGGTAAGGAAGTGCCAGTAAAAATGGATGATCACTGCATGGATGCGATCCGGTATGCGGTGATGGGAGCGTGGAGCAGGATAAGGCATTGGCTGCCAATAGATGAAGGAGGTGATGAAGGGTGAACATTTTTAGTTATTTCAGGAAAGCAGGAATAGACACTGTAGATACGTCATTTTATCAAAAGATAAACGAATGGATCAGCTGGTACAACTCCAATGTAAGAGGGTTTTCTTTTTACAAGGCGTATACTGGGCGTGGAACGTATAACCGATGCAGGCGAAAGAGCATGGGGATGGCGAAAAAGCTTTCTGAGGATATTGCAGACCTGCTGCTAAACGAAAAGGTTATGATCACATTGGAAGATGATGCTACACAAAAATTTGTGCAGGAAATATTAGATGAAAACCATTTTCTGGTGATCGGAAATGACTTCCAGGAGCGTAAGGCATACACTGGAACAGTTGCATACATTCCGTATTTGTATGATACGGAAGTGAGCGAGGACGGCTCCGTACTATCAGGAAAGATTGGAATTGAATATGTGGATGCACCCAATATTTTCCCGGTGAGCTGGAAGAATGGAGAAGTTTCGGAGTGTATTTTTGCTTTTCCGCATACAGCCAATCGAAAGAAATATGTGCATTTGCAGCATCATCGAAAAGCAGAAGATGGAAATTACATCATAGAAAATAAAGTTCTCAGATGTGGATCCGGTGTGTCTTCAGGAACAGAAGTTGATGAGAAAGAATGGAAAGAATTGCGACCATTTAAAAATTTGACAGCTACTGTTCAAACCGGATCGACAGAGCCGCAGTTTGTGCTTGACCGTTTAAACATAACCAATAATGCAGATACGAGCAACCCGATGGGAATTGCTATTTTTGCGAATGCTGTTGATACGTTGAGAAAATTGGATACTGAATATGATTCGTATTGTAATGAGTTTGATCTTGGGCGAAAGCGGATTTTTGTTGCACCTGAATTACTGACCAATGATGACGGGACACCGGCATTTGACCCGGAGGATGCGGTATTTTACAAGCTGCCGGATGATTATAACGAAAAAGGTGAAGGCCTTATCAAAGAAGTTGATATGCAGCTTCGGGTAGAAGCACACAGCAAGGCGATCAATGACGATCTGAATTATCTTTCCTTAAAGTGTGGATTTGGCACGAACCGGTATCAATTTAACGGGATTGGAGCCAAAACAGCTACGGAAATTATTTCTGAAAATTCAGACATGTACCGGATGCTGAAAAAGCATGAGATCATTCTGGAAGACGTGCTAAAGAGATTGATCAGAATTATTATCCGGCTCGGTCAGGTCACGGGGAATGTACTGGATCCTGATACAGAAATCACGATAGACTTTGATGATTCCATCATTGAGGATAAGGATTCGGAACGTCAGCAGGATCGGCAGGATGTGAGCATGGGCGTGATGAGGTTGGAAGAATATCGGGCGAAGTGGTATGGAGAAACGGTTGAGCAGGCTCGTCAGAATCTTCCCGAGCAAAATCAGGTGATGGAGTGATATGAGAAATGAATACAAGGAAAAGATCGCCAGCAAGATTGCGGCAAGATACGCAGATCTTGAAGTCAGGATCATGCAGGATATTGTTCGGAGAATTAAGAAGACGGGCGAAATCACCAGCACAGCAGACTGGCAGATTAACCGGTTAAAAATACTGGGGTATTCCTCGGAGGACATTGAGAATGCATTGAAAGACACTCTGAACACTTCTTACCCGGAAATGTTTGAGCTGTATGACAAAGTAATTAACTGGGAATATGTCAGGAACAAGGACGTCTATGAACAGATCAATGCGGAATACATACCTTTTGAAGAAAATGAACATCTGATACAGGTGACATCAGCTATCAAAAAGCAAAGCCTTGAGGACTTGGAAAATATAACAAGATCTCTGGGCTTTTATTTGGATTATGGCGGCAGAAAGGTATTAACTCCATTGTCGCAGGTATACAGTGGGTATCTTGATAATGCCTGCATGGACATTGTGACAGGAGCGTTTGATTATAATGCAGTTCTTAGGCGGGTAGTCACTCAGCTTACAAATAGTGGACTCCGGCAGATCGAATATTCATCGGGGTATGCAAACCGGATCGAGGTTGCGGCAAGGCGGGCGGTTATGACCGGGCTTACACAGCTTTCCGGGAAGATTGCGGAGTATAACGCCGAAAAGCTCGGTACGGAGTTTTTTGAGGTGGAATGGCACGCAGGAGCAAGGCCAACGCATACGATATGGCAGGGTAGAGTATGGAGTCAACAGCAGCTGTATGATGTCTGTGGACTCGGTACAGTAACCGGACTGTGTGGAGCAAACTGCTACCATACCTATTTTCCTTTTGTTCCCGGTGTATCGGTACGGACTTATATGGATGACTGGCTAGACGAACAGAATCGGAAAGAAAGCGAGCCGACCGAGTTCCGTGGTAAAGAATACACTCTTTACGAAGCAAAACAACGGCAGCGTCAAATGGAAACTGCTATGCGGGCACAGCGTGAAAAGGTGCAGCTATTGCAAAAAGGCGGTGCTGATCCGGATGATGTTATGTTAGCTCGATGTAAGTACCAAGGACAGTTAGATGAGTATGCAAGGTTCTCGAAGAAAATGGGACTTAAACAGGAACGTGAAAGAATTTATTTGGATATGAAAGGCAGGGTTGCACCTGGAAAAATATCCAGAAAAATGGTTATAAAAGCCTCCAGTACAGATAACTTGTTTGAAAAGTCAAAATTATCAAAAGTAATGGGTATCGGTAAGGATAAAATTGATTTCAGTAAAGTTGATGAAAAATCAAGAAAATCGGTATATAATGGAATTAAGAAAGTATTTGACAAATTTCCGCAGCTCAAAGGATATACAAATAAAATCATATATGATTCAGATTTGAAGTCGATTGCCTCAAGCAGTTCTATGCATGGTGTTATTAAACTTAGCTCCTATTTTTCGGATTACGAAAAGTTAAAGAAAAAATATGAGCATTATATAAAAATTGGATTTTCTCCACTTGGAACTACCGCCGACAGTATAATCGTTCATGAAATGGGACATCAGTTAGATGGTTACCTTACATGGAAAGGTATATATGGAGGAAAGATAGAAAAATATGGTGTAACAAGGACGAGCGTAGCAGTTAGGAGAGAAGTCTTACAAAGATTAGGATATTTTGATTATACACGTGCGGAGCGTGCAGACTGGACTAGAATGGGCTACAAAGGACGAGAACTGAACGATGCGTTAGATTTTTCTAAAAAGGAATTCATCACAAAGCATATTTCAGAATACGCTTACAAAAATGAGCGAGAGTTCTTTGCGGAATGTTTTTCTGAATATATGACTAGTAAAAAACCACGAGAAGCAGCAAGAATCTTTGGTGAAATACTCGAAGAAATCATGGAGGGATTATAATGACAATGTTTGACCCAGATACACCTGATATCGATAAAAAACTTCAGGAAATTGAAGATGAGGAAATGAAAGATGTTTTTAGAAGGCTAGGGGATTCTGATGAAGAAATAGAATTTGCCGTCAGAAGAACACACTTGCGTGAAAGAATTTGGAAATTGGAAGAGATATTGTGTGAGCCGGAAGAAATCTTAGATATTCTCTCAGAGGAAGGTTGGAAAAGAGAAGAAATAGAAGATGAAATGAAACAAATTGAATAGATACCACCCATTCGAGAGAGTGAGTGGTATTTTTGTACCCATTTTTAGGTAATTATTATGAAATCATATACAGTAACAAGAGATGCGGACATGTTGGCTCCTGAGTGGCTGACTGTCCGCATTAATTATACAATTATAAAATTCGTGTACCGAATCATAGATGGACACGAAACGCTGAAAGGGGTGAGAATCGGTGAAGATGTTGCAGAAATCGGAGACAAGATACTGTTCGATGGCAAGAGTTTGTCCGTAGAGAGGCGGTGATCCAATTATCTCCCACCGGCGGGGAATGACCGGAAATGTAAAGGAGTGATTGTTTGATTGAGGTGAAAGTCCGAGAGGACATGCTTGCATTAAAAGGCCATGCCTGCCGGAAAGGGTCAGATGGTATTGACCGGGCATGTGCAGCGGTATCCGCTCTCACCTGCAACCTGATCAATTCGCTGAATGATCTGACAGGTGACCGGATCAGGGCAGATACTGGGAGCGGAAGAACCGTAATCGAATGGGAGCGGCTTTCTGACAGAGGAAAGTTGCTGCTGGATTCGTGGTTTCTTGGATTGACAGATATCAACCGGGAATATAATTGTATAACATTTTTGTAAGAGACACCCTGAGGGGTGTTTTTCTTATGCCCAAAACGTGAAGGCATTAAAAGCTCGGGAGCTCAACGAAGCATAAACGGAGGTAGAAACAATGAAGAAAAGAATGATGTTACAGCTTTTTGAGGACGGCAGCGGAGCTGGCACTAACGGACAGAGCGGAAATGCCGGGACTGGGAACAGCGGTCAGGGATCCACTGGAAGTGCATCCGGAGCTTCCAATTCCGGAACTTATACCTATGAACAGCTGGAAGAAATTGCAAGTGCCAGGGCGAGCAAGTCTGAACGTGCAGCTCTTGCAAGCTTTTTCCGTGGTCAGGGAATGACAGAGGAAGAAGTCACAGAAGCGATCACAAGATTCAAGGCAGAACGTGCAGCAAATCAGCCGGACACGGCAAAGCTGCAGAAAGAACGTGATGACGCTTTGAAGGAAGTTCAGCAGATGAAAAACGAGAAATTTCTGTCAGGTAAAGGTGTGAAGACAGAGGATCTTGATTATGTCATGTTCAAGGTATCGAAACTTGTAAATGACAAAACGACATTTGAAAAAGCTGCAGAACAGTACTTAAAAGAAAACCCGAAATATACAGGCGGTGGCACGTATCGGGTGTCTACGTCTTCGGGAAGCTCTTCGGAGGGAGCAGGTGGAAGTATGAATGCTTCTATCAATGAACGTATCCGTGCTGCAGCAAGAAGATGATGGAGGTAGAAGATGAACAGAGACAGAATGAATTTAAGAATTTTTGATAATGACGTAAGCATTATCGATACCGGAGCGGAGTCTTTAATCCCGGTGCAGGAAGCAAACGAGATTATTCAGGGAACAATCGCACAGTCGGCAGTCCTTTCAAGAGGGCGTAAGCTTGCAAATATGACAAGTAAGCAGTACAAGATGCCGGTATTGGATATGTTGCCGATCGCTTATTTTGTAAATGGTGACAACGGACAGAAAAAAACGGCAAAGCAGGCATGGGACAAGAAGTTTATCACTGCAGAAGAAATTGCGGTAATTGTTCCGATTCCAGAAGCTGTATTGGATGATTCAGAATATGATATTTGGGCAGAAGTAAAGCCAAGAGTGACAGAAGCATTTGGAAAAGTCATTGATGGAGCGGTGCTTTTTGGAGAAAATAAGCCGTCAACATGGAGAGAAGATGTTGTTGCAACTGCAACAAAGGCGAGTGCAGTCGTAACACTCGGAGCATCTGACAGCCTTTATGACAAGATTATGGCAGAAGATGGTGTCATCGCAAAAGTCGAGGGATCCGGCTACTTTGTGAATGGTCACATGGCAGATATCTCCATGAGGGCAAAGCTCAGGGGATTGAAGAATGCGAATGGTGATCCGCTGTTCAAACAGGATCTGCAGGGAACAACGCAGTATGCTTTAGATGGCTCTCCGATGAATTTCCCAAACAACGGAGCGTTTGACAAATCAAAGGCACTGATGATTTCAGGAGACTTCTCTCAGCTTGTATATTCCATCAGACAGGATATTACATTCAAGTTATTCACGGAAGGCGTGATTCAGAACACCGATGGAACTATCGCATACAACCTGATGCAGAATGATATGATTGCTCTTCGTGCGGTGATGCGTCTTGGATGGGAAATCCCGAATCCAATCAATGCTCTTGCAAAAGATAAGACCAAGAGATGCCCGTTTGCGATCCTGAAAGCGGGAGAATAAGGAAGGAGCAAGACAATATGTATGCGGATCATTTCTATTATTTGTCTGAATACGGTGGTGAGCTGATTCCACTTGAAAAATTTGCAAAAGCAGAAAAAAAAGCAGAAGCCTATATAAGGCATCTGACTTATATGCACGGAGATATTTTTGCTTGTGAAAACGATACCGTAAAAGATGCTGTATGTGCAGTTGCAGAGATTTATTATTCTTGCGACCTGAAAAATCAGCAGGGAAATGGATCTGTAAAGTCGGAAAATACGGACGGATACAGTGTGACTTATGTAAACGAGCAGGTGGACGGAGAGACGGCAGAAGCGGTCGCATCCCGCAAAGCTTACGAAGTTGCACGGACCTATCTGCTTCCGCTGGGATGGCTGTCCAGGAAGGTGGGATATTGTGATGCTTACAAATGCAGTGATCACGCTCTTTAACCGTTACCCGGATAAGGAGCAGAAAAAGATAGTGTATCTGCCGCACCGGATTGACTGGGCATGGTATCACGTCAGCAGGAAGACTACGCCATCACAGGGTGGCCTGATCAGCTCGGACGAGCATATGATCCGCATCCCATTTGATCAGTGTGCAGACTGGAAAACTGTGGATCAATTTGCGACAGGGCAGAAAGGAACCTGCTGGACTGTTCAGAACGGGGATCTCTTTATTCAGGGAGAATGGTGCGGTGGAGAAGTCATGGGGATTGATGACCTGAAAAAGCAGTATAACGGAGTGGTCGGGATGGTGAAGAGCCATTCCGAGAACTTTATCGGATCATCCCCACATATCAGGATCAGTGGAGGTGTGTGATGGTAATCAGAATGCAGTTAGACCCGAAAGATCAGATCCTGCTCAGGAGAAGCCTGAACAAGAACGGAAAAGGGCAGAGGTTTTTTACAAGCGAAGTCAGAAGACTGTCTGACCCCTATATCCCACGGCTGACTGGACGATTGAAGACGGATGCCACAGAAGCAATCTCTACGATCACGTACAATGCACCTTATGCAAGGCGGCAGTATTATGAACACAAAGGAGATGGTCTTCGGGGTTCACACTGGGCAGAGCGGATGTGGGCAGACAGAGGACCTGAGATTGTAAAGGCGGTAGCCAGTTTTTGCGGAGGAAAAGCAGGATGAGTGTAGCAACCAAAGTCGCTGAATTTATAGCAGGCTGTCCGTTCCTGGAAGAGTTTGAACAGATGTTCCCGATCGTGAACGTGGATCTGCTGGGAGAGGATGCAACAGCGTATAGCCTGGAACTTACTCCGGCAGACCCGATTGTCAAACGGTATACGAACGGAGATACAATCCGACAGATGGTATTTTCTCTTTGTTCCCGGGAATGGTACGGAGAAGAGAGCAACAAGGACACGGCGGAATTTTACGAAAAATTCTCTGACTGGCTGGATGAATGTACGGAGCAGAGAAGACTTCCGGTATTGTCAGGAAATCTTACGAGTAAGTCTATTCAGGCTACGACAGGCGGCTATTTATACGATAACGAAGGCACGAAATGTCAGTACCGCATTCAGTGCCGCTTTTTATATTACAAACGGAGGTAAGACAATGAAAAGAATGAATTTACAGATTTTTGAAGCAGCAAAAGACACCGGTGTAACGCAGCGTTACCAGCGTGCAGATTACATTGACGTTACAGGGGGATCTGATTCCCCGAAATATGAGCTCCTCGGAATTGGCGTGACTCAGCTGGATGATTCACCGTCTGCACAGACTACGTCAAAGAGATACGTCAATCAGAAAAGTGCAACGCAGAGCATTGGCGGTTATGAATGGACAGCACCGCTTGAGTTTGATCTGATCCAGAGTGAGCCGGCAATCGCTTACATTTCCGAGATCGGCGAGAACGAAAAGACCGGGGTGGAGGCAGATACGTTCTATGTGAAGGTGTGTCTGGACAAAGCGGTGAGCGGCTCAGCCGGAACTTATGAAGCAAAACGCAGAAAAGTTGCGGTCGAGATTTCTGAATTTAAGGATAACGATGGTGAAATTCAGGGATCTGGCAACCTGCTTGGCAAGACTGACTGGGTAAAGGGTACGTTCAACACAGCAACCAAGGCATTTACAGAGGGGGAATAATCTCCCTCACTGATAATGCTTCAGTTGGTGAGGCTGTAGCGGACGAAGCGGAAAAAGATTTATATGAGCAGATGGAGGAAAAAGACAATGCAGATTAACGGAGTTACATTAAATTTTTCATTTTTCGACCCGGATTTTGAGGAGGGTAAAAAGGCATATCTGAAGGAACTGGAAGAAATCTCAAAGCTTGGAGATACAGGAACGGAACCGGATGCGATCAGACAGCAGTGTGATACAGTCAAGCACCTTTTTGATGTGACTTTTGGGGAAGGCACAGGGGAAAAAGTATGCGGAACGGGTCACGATCACCTCTTATGTCTGGAAGCTTATGAGGCACTGCTGAATGAACAGATCCGGCAGTGCGAGAGGTATAGAACAGTAAAAGAGCGACTGGGAATGAAAGGGGCTGAATGAGTTCCCTTACAGAGCCTTTTCCGGTAAGTCTGACCATTAGCGGTGCGGAATGTCCGATCCATTGGGATTTCCGCACCGTTTTGTGTTGTCAGAAAATCCTCCAGGATGCAGGCAGGGAGCTGACTGAGGACGAAATGACGAGATTGCTCAGGCTTTTTTACGGTCAGTACACCTGGTATACAGAAGAACATTTTGACAAGATGCTGTGGTTTTTCTCCTGTGGGAGAGAGCCGGAACGGAAACATTTTCCACGGAAAATCGCCGGGATCAACAGCAAGCAGGCGTTTGATTTTGAGGTAGATGCCGATCTGATCTATGCGGGATTTATCCAACAGTATGGAATCGACCTGCAGACAGAGGAGATGCACTGGTGGAAATTTATGATTTTACTGGAAAATCTCGGAGGAGATACAAGATTCCAGAAGATCATGGAGTACCGGACACTGGATCTCTCGGCAAAAGGTTTATCAAAGGATCAAAAGAGATTCTATCAGGCGATGCAGGAATATTACGGACTGGATACAGAAAAAGCACCGGATAAGGCGAAATTGAAAGCTTTGGAGGAGGCACTGGAACGGGGCGAAGATGTAAGTGAGCTGCTAAAAGGATGGTGAGATGATTGGCAGATGGAAAAGTGATTATTGATACCGGACTGGACACATCCGGTATTGAAAAAGATTTAAGCAAAATGGGAAAGCTTGCGAAAACTGGCCTGAAAACCGTAGCAACAGCAGTGAGTGCAGTGTCCACTGCCCTTGGAGGTGCTGCAGCGGCAGCTGTAAAGGTTGGTGTCAGTTTCGAGTCCGAGATGTCGAAAGTATCAGCCATTTCAGGAGCTACAGGAGACGAACTGCAGAAACTGACCGATAAGGCAAAAGAAATGGGTGCAAAGACGAAGTTCAGTGCTTCTGAATCTGCCCAGGCTATGGAATACATGGCTATGGCAGGATGGAAGACACAGGATATGCTGTCCGGTATTGAGGGAATCATGGATCTTGCGGCAGCATCCGGTGAAGATCTTGCAACGACTTCTGATATCGTTACAGATGCACTGACAGCGATGGGACTGGCTGCATCGGACTCCACCCATTTCGCAAATGTCCTTGCGGCAGCATCCAGTAATGCGAACACCAATGTCTCTATGATGGGTGAGACATTTAAATATGCTGCACCGGTTGCGGGGGCGTTGGGGTATAACATTGAAGATCTGTCTCAGGCTATCGGACTGATGGCCAACTCAGGAATCAAGGGAACTCAGGCAGGTACTGCCCTCAGGAGTGTGCTGACCAGACTGGCCAAGCCGCCAAAAGAAGCATCAGCGGCATTGGACAAATATGACATATCCATGAAAAACGCCGATGGCAGCATGAAAACCTTGATGCAAGTCATGGAGAATATGCGGGATTCCCTTCAGGGGTTGCCCGCGGATGAGCAGGCGGCAGCGGCAGCGGCTATTGGAGGGCAGGAGGCCATGTCGGGACTGCTGGCTATTGTAAATGCATCGCAGGGTGATTTTGATAAGCTTGCGTCTGCTATAAAAAATGCTGACGGAACGGCTGCGAATATGTCAGAGACGATGCAGGACAATCTTGAGGGTGCGGTTACAATTTTGAAATCCAGTCTTGAGGGTCTAGGAATTGAAATTTATGAATCTCTTGACACACCACTGAAAGATACGGCGGTGCAAGCCACTCAGGCTGTAGGTGATATGACGAACGCTTTTAAAAATGGCGGTCTGAAATCGGCTGTAAAAGAAGCCGGGAACATCTTTGCAGACTTTGCCGTGGATGCAGCATCCCACGCACCGGAAATGGTGGATACAGCGGTTGATTTCATCGAATCTTTCATTTCCGGCGTGTCAGGAAATAAAGGAAGACTTCTGACGGCCGCAGCAGAAGTGGCAGAATCAATAGCGGGAGGACTTGCAAGCCTTCTGCCGGCAGAATTAAAGAAACCGGCACAGGATGCAGTAGAGGCCTTGTCAGAGTCACTCAATTCAGGTGGATTGAAATCAGCCGGAAAAAAAGCAGTAACTGTATTCAAAAATCTGACCAAAGCGGCAGGAACGCTTGCGAAAGTGGCACTCCCACCGGTCACAAAAGCCATCGACCTGTTGAGTGGGAATCTGGGTGTCGTAGCTCCATTGGTGGCTGGAGCTACAACAGCGTTGAAGTTGTATAGCACAGCCACAAAGGTCAGCAAGAATCAGACGAACCTGAATGCGGCAGCCCTGGCAAGGCTGACTGCGATGGAAAAAGCCAATGCTTTACAGCTTGTAGCATCTAACGGCGGTCTGACACTCCGGGAAACGCTGATGGGAGTCTATAGCGGTCAGATCGGAGTCACGACTGCCCTGACCGGACTGTGGACGAAAGCACAGACAGCCCTGAACGCTGCTATGGCATCAAATCCAATCGGTCTGCTTGTTACCGCAGGGGCGGCACTGGCAGCCTGTATCGGAACAGCAATCCTGCTGACGGATGATGAAGCGGCATCAACAGATCGGCTGACGGAGGCACAAAAGGAAAATATCCAGGCGGCACAGGATGAAATTGACAGTATTAACGAAAAGGCAGCGGCAAGGCAGAAAAATATTCAGGCAGCCACATCTGAGATCGACAATGCAGAAGCATTGTGGGGAGAACTGCAAAAGATTGTTGATGCGAATGGAAAGGTGCAGGCAGGACAGGAGGCAAGGGCGGCGTATATCACAGGTGAGCTGTCCAGTGCGTTAGGTATAGAGATCAGTCTGAGTGATGGACTGATTCAGAATTACAGTGAATTGGAAAAATCTGTTTACGATCTGATTGCGGCAAAAAAAGCAGAAGCCATTCTCGATTCCATGAAGTCGGACTATGCGGATGCAATGCAGGAGCAGGCAGATTGTGTGGTGGATCTGGCAGATGCTTATGAGAAGCTTAGCGGTAAACAAAGCAAGGTTGCGGAGCTCAAGAAAGCACTCGAAGAAGAAAGCACCAATAATGTGGTGCTGTATTATACAGAGCAGGGAACGGCTGTTGAGAAATGTACAGAAAAATATAAAGAGTTGAAAGAAGCTCTTGCAAAGGCAGAAAATGAGGAAAAAGAGCTGCAAGCCAACTTTGATGCTGCCAATGCGGCAATGCAGGACAATCAGAAAGTCGTCTCTGACTACAGTAACCTGACAGAAGCAGCGATGAGTAGGAATACCGATACGATCAACTCTGCACTGGCAGAAATTCAGAGCGGAATTGACACTACTTTGGAGATTGGATCAGAAGCAGCCATCGAACAGGCGAACACAGCTGTTGATCGGATAAAAAGTGTATATACTGCTTCGGCAGCTGGAGCTAAAGATATATCCCAGCAGACAAAAGATGGCTTGACGGAGGCTATGGGGATTGCACTGAATCAGGTCGGAACTGGTGCAGATCAGATCAAGGAAGTATTAAAAAATGCCGGTGAGGATGGTTCCGCAGAGCTTGTAGCGGCTATGGCACAGGCGAAGATATCCGGTACGCTGAGTACCGAGGCACAGGCAGGAATGGAAAGTTTTCTGAAAGGATTTTCAGGACTTGATGAAAAAACCAAAGAGACATGGTCACAGGCGTGGTATGGAGCTTTGGAAGGACTGGAAGGGTTTGAAACGCTGGTTGATCCGGCAGAGCAAGGTGCGGATGCATTCCTGCAAAGCCTGATCACGACTCTTGATGTCCACAGTCCGTCCCGTGCGGTGAAAGAAATCTTTTCGTATGTCTGGCCGGGAGCGGTTGAAGGATTGAACGAAGGTCAGGAGGAACTTACTTCTTCCGGTACTGGCGTGATCTCCCGGCTGCTTGAAGCTATGCGGGGATCAGTGGGTGATACGAAAGAAATCGGATCAGGGCTGATGACTTCTTTTAATGAAGGGGTCGGTTCGCAGCTGTCAGTTTCGGAACAGCAGGGAAAAGCGAATGCAGAAGCTGCCAAAAGAGGAGCAGGGGCTGTTGATCCGACCTCGACCGGCAGTGCATTTGGAAGATTTTTCGATACAGCGATCGGCGGCTTTGTCGGAAAGCTGTTGACAAGAGGAAAAGGACTGGCAGACAGTGCGAAGCGTGGAGCGGGATCGGTGAATCCCGGAAGTACCGGAAAATCGTTCGGAACAGCATATTCTTCTGCTGTCGGAAGTAAGGCAGGGGATGCAAGGGCAAAAGGAACATCCCTTGCTACCAGTGCAAAAAGCGGAGCAGGAAGTATTAATTCATACGATACCGGGTCTAATTTCGGATCAGGATTTGTTCGTGGAATTGGTGACTGGGTTGGAAAAGCTGCATCAAAAGCGGCAGAGATGGCAAGTACGGCTTATGAAAAACTCAAGAGCGTACTGGGGATTCATTCACCATCAAAAGTAATGCGAGGAGCGGGGCGTTTTTCTGGCGAGGGATTCGTACTTGGAATTGATGATCAGATACCGGCTGTAAAAAAGGCTTCGGAACAACTGGCACGTTCGGCACTGAACTCACTGGACATGGCAGATCTGTCCAATAGGGTGAGGGAAGCGATGGCAGTAAATACAAACCGGATCGCCGGCTCATTTGCCCTGCAGAGTACAGAAAAGATTATAAATCAACAGAGCGTGCAGAGTACTATGAGGATTTCTGATGAGGATATGACGAAGCTGGCAGCGAAAGTCGGGAGTGCAACGACTGCCGGTGTTAAGAAGATGCAGAGCAGACCGGTATACCTGGGTACGACCCGATTAGACCGGGAACTGCCGAAAGGAGCGGTGCCGAAAATATGATAAGAGAAGCGTATTATAAAAATTCAAAAGGGGCGATCCTGAATTTTCTTGCTGATCCGTATTATACGGCAGAAGCGGACTGGTATGACTCTGAATGGGATGAGACTGCAAGCGGATATCAGAAGACGGTGCAGGTGGATGTATATGACAGCGGGGAAGGTCTTGCGAAAAATATGGAAAAACTGTACAGCGTGCTTGCTGTAGATGCAGATCTCGGAGTACATGGAAAATTGTACGTCAATGGTACATTTCTCTCCTGCCGTGTGGAGAAGTCGAAGAAATCGAACTGGAAAGGTTTTGATATGGCAGAGGTGGAGCTTACTTTTACAGCTCCATCCTTGTCATGGATGACAGTGGTAAGTCAGCAGTTTTATCCGCAAAGCCAAATGACAGCGGCAAGCGGCTTGGACTTTCCCTTTGATTTTCCTTTTGATTTCGCAGATGTCCGGGCGGGGACGGCTGAATTTGAAATTGACCATCCCTCTGCATCGGATTTTAAGATGACGATATACGGACCTTGCATAAATCCGAAGATATTAATCAACGGATACCCATACGAAGTCAGAACCACACTGGAACGGAATGAATACATGATTATTGATTCCGCAGAGCAGACAGTATATAAATATCTGACAAATGGAACTGTATCCAATCTGTTTAATGAACGAGGTTATGAATATTCCATTTTTGAAAAGATCCCAAGCGGTCTCATCCGGGTGAACTGGACGGGAACGTATGGGATAGATCTGGATATCTTCCTGGAACGGAGGGAAGCGGCATGGTGATTTTAGCAGATTCGCAAAGAGAAATCGGAAGTCTGAAGAATGCAAATGTTGAATTTGATGTCAACGATAAAAAGATGTTTACAGTGCAGATTGCACGCTGCTACTGGACACAGTCGCTGACATTTGATGCGTTGGTGTACGTCCCGGATACGGAATACGGTGGAATCATAGGAAGTGTATTGACCGATACAACTCTGGATTACGTGGAATTGAAAGGCTATACATGGCGTGGAATGCTGGAGCATAAAATTATCCAGCCGCCAGCCGGAAGTGATTATAAAAAAGTATCCGGGGAACTGAATGAAGTGTTGAAGACGCTGATCGAGCCGGAATTTGACGGACTCTTTGTAGTAAGTCAGGAGAATACCGGGGTGTCTGTGAGCAACTACCAGTTTGACCGATATTGTACCTTACTGGATGGAATTGTAGAAATGCTCGCAAGTAAGGGGTGCAGGTTAGATATCCGGCACAAACGAGAGGAAGGGGTTCCCGGATACGTTCTGATCAGTGCCGTGCCGGTTGTAGATTATTCGGACCAGGTGGAATTATCAAAAGACTGCAGCCTGAACTATACGATGAAAGACAGTCGGAACGGAATCAATCATCTGATCGTAACCGGAAAAGGAGAGCTTGCTGATCGGACTGTATACCATCTGTATGTCTGGCCAGACGGATCTTTTCGGGGAGAGCCTTACTATACAGGTCTGGATGAGATTGCGGAAGTTTACGAAAATACGTCAACGGAGACAGCGGAGCTTAAGTCGAAAGCAGTGGAAAAGTTGAAAGAAATCTGCAATAAAAAGACATTCGATATGGATATTGAAAAATTGGGAATTGATGTGGCGATCGGTGATGTCATCGGTGGCAGAGATTACCTTACAGGGATAGCGATGAAAAAATCAGTCGGAAATATCGTTTACAGTGTCACAAGCGGAATCATATCAAAAGAATATAAATTGGAAGGAGATTGAACATGGAGATAGTATCAGGAAAGACCGGCAGTCCTCACGTTACCAGTCAGCAGTTCCGGCAGATCCTTGAGGGAACGATCGGGCAGGGGAGCTGCATTCTGACTTCCGGGGAAAATCTTGAACCGGAATTAACATCGAATAATCTGCTTAAGATCCGAAGCGGAATCATGGCACATCACGGGAATGTATCCGCCGTGAAGATTGGTACTTATGATGAGGTCACGATCACGAACGGGACACAGGGAATGAAGAGAAAAGATCTGGTCGTAAACCGGTATACCCGGAATAAAGAGACCGGTATCGAGACAGGTGAATGGCTGTATATTATGGGAATGCCAACAAGCGGAACACCTACAGTTCCGGGATATACAAAGGGAAATCTGCAGGAGGGTGATCTTGTGGATGATTGCCCGGTATTTGAGATTACGTTGGAGGGAATCAATGTGACGGGAGTGAAAAAGTTGTTGGATGTGTTGCCGTCAATGGCTACGATAAATAAAGATTTAGCCGATACATCCGATAAAATAGCCGTGAAATCGTATAAACAGGCTGATATGCATCTCCAATCGTTTTATAACGTCTCTGCTTTTTCTGCATATAAAGTAGGTCGTGAGGTACATTTTAACGTATCTCTTGATCCCAAAAGTGGGACAACGCTCCTCGCAAATAAACTATATGCTATTACTTCCGCAGCTATCGCTACAGATCTTAGACCTGCGGTACTGACACACATCCAGTGTGTTGGATGTGGACAGAGTTGGGAAAATACATGTGCTGTAATGGCATACGTTGATACAAATGGAATGATCTACTTTTCAACACCTGCAACGAGAGCCTTTTACAAATTTCACGGCATATGGATTGCGGCAAATTAGGAGGTGGTAACATGAAGCTTACATACAACGATGGTACAGACCTGCAGATCCAGTCGGCATCCATCCAGGGGGACGGGACACTGTTGATCAAAACCGTGTCAGCCACGGAAGAGGATCTACGGGCAATGTTTGGGGACACTCTAAAAACTAAGAAGATGGTTATATCAGAGCGTAGTCAGACGCTTGGAGAATATGAGGGGTATACCAATCTTGAGGGGATCATCAAGTACACAGCCGGTATCACAGGCATCATCCTGTCAAAGCCGGGAGAGACAGTGGCAGAAAAGATGGAGGCACTGATTAAAGAAAATGTTGATCTGAAAGAACAGATGGAAATGTTGAAAGGATGCATCTTGGAAATGTCCGAACAGGTGTATCAGTAAAATGGTAACTCTATTAACCAATATATTCATATTAATGCAAAATGCAGGAGGTAAAGAAATGATGGCAATGTTATGGGCACAGCAGATTATCTTAGGAAAGAAGACATATGGACAGGTTCCACGGCTCTTAAAGGACAAGGTAAAAGAGATCCTGGAGGATTCTGGAATGGCGGAGCTTGTAAAAGAGGATGAGGAAAAAGCATGAAAATCAAAGTAGTAAATCAGCGGCTCTATCTTGAGCCGCCTGAGACAGCAGAGGGGACGAGGGAGTATTTACGGGCAGAGTTCGACTTTTCAGAGGAATGGGATGGAATGACAAAGACGGCTTTCTTCCGGGGAGCGGATGGGGAAAATCATCCGAAGCTACTGGAAAATGACGCTTGTACCGTACCAGCAGAAGCTCTTGCCGTACCGGGACGGGTCGGGGTATCCGTATCCGGCACACTAGGTGAGACGGTTATCACGACCGACATCAAGAGTTTTTCTGTACCGGCAACCTTAAGTGGTGGCACTCCATCAGATCCTGAGCCGACAGTATGGCAGCAGATACTTGACAAGGTGGACGAGACACAGCAGATCGCCCAGTCAGTCCGGGAGGATGCAGAGGCTGGAAAGTTTGCGGCTACCGCTGAGATGGTGGAGCGGGCAGTCAGCACATACATGACTGGATTGTCACCGGAAATGCACCGGAACACCTTTCGGGGGAAATGCCTGGGAGAATCAATTACGGAAGAACAACTCACAGCAATCCAAGACGGTAGATTTTATGATCTGTACGTAGGCGACTACTGGGAGATAAATGAAGTGAAATATCGGATAGCAGACATAAATTACTGGCGAAATGTAGGTTATCCGGAACAAGTACAAAAACCCCATATATTAATAGTCCCGGACACCACGTTAGGGAGCGGACAGATGAATGCGAACAACAGTACAGCGGGCGGCTACAGGAACTCGGCGATGAAAAATGCACGGTTAAACCAAATAGCAGACTCACTGCCGGACACATTTAAAAATATACTGATATCACATAGAATGTTTTCCGATGGAACTTGGATAAATGCGTCCGTGGATCTCATGAATGAAGTAATGGTGCATGGAACTTATATTTGCACCGACCACAGTAATAAGCAGACATCCGATACGCAGCAGTTGGCACTGTTCCGGCATGTGCCTGAATTGAAGACTATTGGTGCAAACTATTGGTTGCGGAATCTGTCAAGTGCACAAACATATACTCTAGTCTCGCAATACGGCGATGCTAGCAGTGATATGGCTACAAGCACTTACGGGATTCGCCCGGTGTTCGCAATCGGATGATTTTGGCTTTAAATGCAAAGGAGGTGAGAAAGATGGATGATGTAATTACAAGGGCAGAGCATGAAGAGTTTAAGAAGAGGATTGAAGACGAGAACCATCGTCAGAACAAGCGGATTGAAGTATTGGAGAAGATTACGCAGCAGATTAATTCACTTACCGTTTCCGTCGAAAAGCTCGCACAGAGTATAGAACTTATGGTAAGCGAGCAGAAGCAGCAAGGGAAACGCTTGGAAACATTGGAGAGTCGTGACGGAGATATGTGGAGGACAGCTGTAAAATACGTTCTTACGACTGTCCTCGGTCTTGTTCTTGGTGCAGTAGCAATGAAATTTGGATTGAAATAAAGGAGACTAACTATGAACATTGAGATATTAATGCAGTATATGAGTTACATATTAGCAGGAATCGGGGTGCTGGCATTTCTTGTCAGCGTGATCGTGCAGGTCATTAAAGAGATGCCCGGACTTAAAAAAGTACAGACCAATGCAGTCGCACTGGCTACAGCACTGATCTTGACACCCGTGTCAGTGATCGTACTATGCACATATTATACAGTAGTAATTGAGTGGTATTACATTTTCGCATCATTTATTGCCGCATTTATTGTCTATCTGGTAAGCACTGGCGGTTGGGAACGTGTCACGGAAATGTGGAATCGCAATAAATATAAGAAGAACTAAGTTTGCACCGGTGCAGGAAGGGAGAAAAATATGAGTAAGACAGCAGCAGGATTAATCGCATTTGCAAAAAGTAAGATCGGAACACCCTATGTATATGGGGCAAAGGGTGCAGTGATGAGTCTGGCAAAGATCCGGGCACTCCGGAAAATGTATGGATCTAACTGTGTATGGAAATCAGATGATAAGAAAGCCGGAAAGGTATGTGTAGACTGTTCCGGTCTGATCAGCTGGTATACCGGCATTGTCCGGGGATCAGGACAGTACAGGAGTACAGCAGTTGAGGTGATCCCGATCAGCAAAAGATCTGATGCACATATCGGCTGGGCAGTATGGATGAATGGGCATATCGGAATCTATCTCGGAAATGATCAGTATATTGCTGCTGATGGATCAGCTTACGGTGTACGGATCGCCAATCTTTCACAGAATGGATTTACGCATCTTCTGAAGCTCTGCGATATCGATTATGGACAGGGAACAACTTCTGCTCCGAAAGAGAGTGCAAAACCATCAGGTGGACACTATAATGCGGCAGTAGTATTTACCTACTGCGTGAAAGCCGGGGGAAAAACGTATCCATCCGTAAAGAATCTTGCAGACTATGCAGGAGTCAGGGGCAAGGCGATCACAGACGTTGCAATCATGTGTAACGTGGGAAAAGTCAAATACCGTGTTCATGTACTGGGTGGAAAGTGGCTGCCATATGTGACCGGGTTCAACTGGGCTGATCCGGTAAATGGATATGCCGGAAACGGTAAGCCGATTGATGCTATCGAGGTGATCTATATTGCCCCGGATGGCAGCAGTCAGAAAGCACAGTACAGAGTCAGTCCCGTGAACGGCAACTACTATGACTGGCAGTACAATAATGAGACAGGCGGTGGACAGGATGGATATGCCGGAAGCTTTGGGAAGAAAGTTGACAGATTCCAGCTTTTCTGAAAGATTAACAGGTCGGAGGTTTCTCCGGCCTTATTTTTTTGCTTTAAAATGCACTAAAATGGTGAAAAACTATTGACATATACACTGAATTGGTGTATATTATAATTACAGAGAGGACAGAAAGGAGAGCGAAGCGATGAATATTGAAGAAGCTCGCAAGGCACGGGGGATGTCCAGAAAGGACGTGTCCCGGAAACTCGGGATTCCGTACAGGAGTCTCGAAAATTGGGAGAAGGGGCTTAGCAAATGCCCCGACTATGTAGAACGGCTAGTTGTAGCCGAGATTCTGAGAGGAGGAAAAAAGATGACTGATATCGAAGTATTAATGAAAAATGGATATTCAAAAAGAAAAGCGGAAGAAGAACTTAAAAGAGGCACTGTAGTATTCGAAGGAGAAGACTTTGAAAGACACTTCGATGATTACATGGAAGAATGGGGAGTTGACGAAGAAGAGCAAGAAAAGTACAAAAAAATGTTGGATAAAAAGACAGCTCTTCCGGACTGGGGAATTGTCGAAGATAATGGCAACACGTATTATATTATGTACTGCCTGTAATCTGAAAGGTTGTGATTCTACATTCACTTTTTAAAAATACACTAAATTAGTGAAAAAACCATTGACATATACACTAAATTAGTGTATATTATAATTGCGGAAAGGAAAGAAAGGAGAACGAAGCAATGAAGTACGATGTAACATTCAGCTGCGGACACACTGAAACAGTAGAGATTTACGGAAAGACAGAAGACAGAGAAAAGAAAATTGCATATTACGGAAAAAGCGGAATTTGCCGTAAATGCTATGAAAAAATGATGAACGAAAAGAATTCTGAAAACTGCGAAGAAGTAAGAATGAGTTACAGAGAGTACAAAGAGAATTACGCTGACCGTAAAACAAAATCAGGAAGCTATGACAAGGAAGAAAAAACCATTGTTGTCTATGTTCCTAAAAAGGAAGAAAAAGAAGATTCAAGACAAGTTTTTGGAAAGGCTCTGAATGCTGCAGTGAAAGAACTGAAAAAAGAAAATGAAAGTGCAGGACCGGAAGATGTGATGCCAGTAATGGTGGCAAGAGAATTTGACAAAATGGGCTATACAGAAGAAAAACTGAAAAAAATGAAAGATGTGCCGGAAACGGTAATGAAGGATGTGCTTGAAAAGAAGGAAGAATGGACAAGGTGAGGTGAATGGTTGTGTATACAAGAGAAAAAGTGGAATTGATCGGAGAAATATATCAGCGAACACTACAAGTATTAAATGGAGGTGTTCATGATCCGTATAACTGGATGTCAGACAGATATCCGATGAAGTGCCTTGTGATGATCTATCCGAGAGCGGTAGCGTTAGGAATACCGGAAAAATTAAACAAGAAGATGATGGAACTCATGGATCTGATCACAATAGAAGAAATGGGGGAGATGATAAAAAAGCAAATGCCACAAGAGATGATATTGTATCTCGAAATCGGAAAGAACAAGGCGAGGGACAAAAGAGAATAAGATTACCCCGGAGCAGTCACTCCGGGGCTGAATATTGTATCATCTGTTTTCGTGTTGCATTTTTGCGTATTTCGTGTTGCATAAGATTGTAAAATACGCTTAAAAAATCCGAAATAATAGAATCATTTCAGTAAAAGAAAAAGCGGAGAACCCTTATTTTAAAGGCTTTCTCCGCTATCCTTGAAATTACGCACTTTTTTGAAAAAGTGGACCTGGCGGGAATGTATCCGCATCGGGGAAATGAAGTAGAACATCTGAGAGAGTCTTTGATGGAAATAGCCCCGGGACAAAATTTTATGCTTGTTGCATTTCAGGTGGAAGACTGGAATCGGGATTTTTCACCGTGGGAAGCACCTGCTATGTTTGGAACAGAAAGATTTTCCGGACAGGGTGCAGAGACATTGAGATGGCTTACAGAAGAATGCATGCCATATATTGATCAGACATTTGATACAGAACGACGGGAACGCTGGCTGATGGGATACTCTCTTGCAGGGCTGTTTGCTTTGTGGGCAGCATATGAGTGTGATTGCTTTTCGGGCATAATCTGTTGTTCAGGATCTTTATGGTTTCAGGACTGGGATATTTATGTGGAAGAACATACTCTTCACAGTAAATGTAAGATTTATCTGAGCCTTGGAGGCCGGGAAGAGAAGACAAAGAATAAAGTGATGGCAAGAGTAGGAGACCGGACAAGGGAACAGAAAAAGAAATTGGAAAAGGATCCAATGGCAGAACGGGTGTTTTTGGAGTGGAATGCCGGAGGACATTTTGCTGATGAGGGGAAAAGACTTGCTAAAGGAATCCGATATCTGTTTCATATTTCACAATCAGGAGGAAATATTAAAGAATGACTTATTATGATCGAGAAGACCAGTTCCTGCGGCAGAGGTTGCAGAAAGAAATTCCGGTTTTAACAGCGTTAATAAAGAATTTGTATGAAGGACTGGATCGGAGATTTCATCTGAACGGAGCAAAAGTATCGGTGACATTTGGATTTGATACCGATTCTTTAGGATCTTATACCCGGCAAAGTGCTCATAACGAGGAGCATTTTCATTTTTCGCTGTTCTTCATTGCATATGGAGTAAAAAATCCACTGTCTAAAGAAGATCGTATCGATTTATTTAAGCATGAATATGCACATTATATGCAGTACAATATGTCAATACCTGAAAAATATCAATGGCAGACAGGAACGCACGGGAGTGCGTGGAAGTATTGCTGCTCTCTTATAGGGGCAGTTCCGACTCCTTATTATAAGGCAGGAGAAGCACTAAGGGATCACGACTACGATAAGGTATTAAAAAATCGGATCCATGATAAGACGGTGCCAATCCGGGATACCTATCAACGTCTGCAAAAAGCACAGAAGCAAAAGAATGAAATTATCCATTATAAAATTGGAGATGAAGTTGCTCATCCCCGATTTGGAAATGGAATCGTAGAAAAAATTAGTCCAAGATCTGGCGGAGTACATCTTTATATTCGTTTTGATGGTGAAGTGAAATGCATAGATCAGAAGTGGCTAATGAAAAGAAGAGATTCATATAAATAGTGGAGGTGATTTTTGTAACACATGAAGAGTTTGAAAAAGCTGTAAATTATTGGAAGGATAAGCAGCAGACAGACATTAGAATATCAGAAATAATTTGGTGAAAAGAGGTTATAAGAGATGAATGAGACATTAAAGGTAATGGAAGCCAGAAGAAGTTGTAGAAATTTTGATAAAAAGAAAATGGTATCTGCGGAAGATATTGAGGCCATTGTAAAGGCCGGCACTTATGCTCCAACAGGAAAAGGAAAGCAGAGTCCGATTATTATTGCAGTTACGAATAAGGAATTAAGAGATCAGATAGCGACTGAGAATGCAAAGATTATGGGAACTGATATGGATCCATTTTACGGAGCACCGGTAATTCTGATTGTTCTTGCCGATAAAACAATCCCAACCTATAAATACGATGGCTCTCTTGTTATGGGGAATCTCATGAATGCAGCAGAAAGTCTTGGTCTTGGAAGTATTTGGATTCACAGAGCAAAGGAAGAATTTGAATCTGATTTTGGAAAAAAGATTCTCTCGGATTTGGGAATTGATGGTGATTATGAAGGAATCGGACATTGTGCAATCGGGTATGCTGCCGTACCGGCACCAGCATCTGCCCCCAGAAAAGGAAATTATGTATACTATGTAAAATAGAAAAACCAACGATAAATTTGTGCCATTTAAATGGTATTGGAACAGGTGGAAATATGAACAGAACACAAGAAGTAGAACTTACAAATATGTGCTTCATTTATGATGAAAACAGGATTCTTGTTGAAGAGAAAAAAGGAACAAAGTATACCAATGGATTAGTCTTTCCAGGTGGACATATAGAGCAGGGAGAAAGCTTCAGAGATTCTGTAATAAGAGAGATAAAAGAAGAAACCGGATTAGATATTTTTGAGCCACAACCATGTGGATTTAAGGACTGGATACAGGATGATGGAACGAGATACATTGTTCTACTGTATAAAACCAATAAGTTTTCGGGAACACTCAGATCCTCAGAGGAAGGGCACGTATTCTGGCTGGACAGAAAAGATCTTGATGATGCAAACTTCATTTGGGATATGAGAGAATTAATGGAAATATTTGAGACAGATCAATACTCGGAATTCTTTTTTGAATATAAAAACGGAGAACACGAACCGGGGCGATTGTTGAGGTAGGTGTTCATTAAAAATTCTATTACTTGGGGCATACGGTTGCGAATAGAACAACTGCGGGAGATGTATCAGGTGCAATAAATCAGAAGTGGAACAAGCACAGAACTTTGGAAACTGTTATAATTATAAGCTTATAAGCAGATGGAGGGAGTCTTATGCTGACTACACCATTAGGAGAAGAAATGGAAATATGTGCCCGATTACAGAAAAATATATGAAAAATGAGTATCTGGACTCTGTTGCCAATATACCGGTTCGTGTTGATGGTAGATCGGAAAAGGAGTTAAAGGATAAAGCGGGAAAAGTTTTAGCATTGCAGAGAAAGGGAGCGAAGCTGATTTTTCCAGATGTCCTTAGTATAGAACAGGAATTATTAAAATAGATGTAAATACCTATGTCGGATAAAGAGAGGTGTCTTTTCTAGTGGTAGGCATCTTTTTTTATTTAAAATCGTGTGGTGTATTTCGCACATTTATATTGACAAGAGAATATAAGAGTGGTATTTTTGTAATATAAGAGCGAAATATATCACATAAAGGAGATGGAAATTATGAATAAAAAAGAACCGATGAGTTTGTCAGAACACTATAATTTACGATATACCCTGAATGGATTTGTGTGGCTGATATACGCCGTCATAAATCTGTTGCCAAATAACATTGTTACAAAAGTGCTGTGTATCGTTGCTTTAATTATGGCGATCATAACTTCATGCATTGCTTTATTTGTAAAAGCGGATGCTGATGATGAGATGTCAATTCTACACATATCAAAAGCAAAGGCAATGACGCTTGATATCACAGTTTCATTGTTTTTGATTATAGGTGTAGGCTCGGTAGTTCTTGGAAATATGGTAGTAAATATAGCCAAGTTATATCCGTTCGTTATCGGAGTGGTTCAACTTCTTACTGGCATTTTATTCTGGTTGGAAGAAAGGACGAGTGATTGATATGCCTATACTAAAAACAAAGCTGCATGAACTCCGCAAGGAAAATAATATGCAACAGGCGGAACTTGCAAAGTTGGTGGGGGTCCGCCGGGAGACAATTGGAAATTTGGAAAATGGGAAATATAATCCGTCATTGAAACTTGCTATGGATATAGCGAAAGTGTTTGAACGTACTGTAGAGGATATCTTCTTTTTCGAAGAAGAGGAATAAGTCCGTTTTTTGGTACAATACCTAGTATAATCCACTTTAAATAACAAACCATTTTAATTCACATTCCTATTATGGTATAATTGAACCATCGAGGTCCAATTATGCCTAATACAATTAAAACTATTTCTTTAACAGATGATGATAAATCTT